TGCTTGCAAGGTATGTTGTTTTCTTTATTAAAAATTTGCAATACATTAAAAAGGCAGAGACCATGAGAACTCAGTTTGGTTGGGTAGAGGGGAACAGCAAGTTCATCCTCGGTGATAGAGAGATTACAAAAGACGGAGTGTTTTACAGCCCGCCGTCAAGCGTTACAAAAGATATTGCCGCAAAGCTAATTGCCAAAGGCACGATGGAGAAGTGGAAAGAAGCGTTCAACATGTACGCTAGGCCGGGGCTTGAACCCCACGCATTTGCCGCACTCACGGCATTTGGCTCACCACTGTTGAAATTTACAGGTCTTGAAGGTGCAATCATTAACGTGATTCACCCTGAGTCTGGTTCAGGTAAGTCGACAGCGTTGTTTATGTGCAACAGTGTGTATGGTGAACCCAAGGGGTTGACCTCTATGTACAAGGACACGTTCAACGCAAAGATGCACCAGCTTGGCGTGATGAACAATCTGCCTAACACGATCGACGAGATTACCAACCTGAGTGGTATGGAGTTCTCTGACTTGGCGTACAGCATCAGCCAAGGCCGAGGCAAAAACAAAATGAACGGGCAGACCAATACGTTGCGTGTTAACAACACTAGCTGGCAGGGTATGACTTTGTGCTCGGCAAACGCCAGCTTCTATGAAAAGTTAGGTGTGGCAAAGAATACGCCCGATGGCGAGTCCATGCGTCTGCTTGAGTACAAGATTGAACCCAACGGCATCATTGAGGTGCAAGAGGGTAAGCAAATGTTTGACCATCAGCTTCGGGAAAACTTTGGGCATGCGGGCGAAATCTACATCCAGTGGCTTGTCAATAACTTGGAAGAAGCAATAGCTTTGGTGCGTAAGATTCAGGCTCGGCTTGATAGGGAAGTACAGTTTAATCAGAAGGAGCGTTTCTGGTCAGGTGTGTCGGCTTGCAACATAGCTGGTGGTTTGATTTCATCTCAATTGGAACTGCACAACTACGACATGAAAGCTGTGTACGACTGGCTCAAGGGCATGCTTGGTGAAATGCGGTTTGAGATTCAAGCCCCTAACTCAACACCCGTAACAATCCTTGGTGAGTTTGTTAACGCCCACATTATTAATGCTTTAGTTGTAAATGGTGAGGTTGATGCTCGTAGTAATCTGCAGTCTATGCCCATGCTTGAGCCCCGTGGAGAGCTGCTCATACGCTACGAGCCAGATACCAAAGAACTCTTTATCGCGGCCAAACAATTTAAAGACTTCTGCGTCAAACAGCAAATCAATTACAAGACCACCTTGAAAGAATTGGGTAATGCTAAGATTTATTTAGAGGGTGTAAACAAACGAATGTCCAAGGGCATGAAGGTTGTATCTCCCGCAGTTCGGGTGTTGAAGTTTGACGCATCAGCCACCGAGTTCTTACAGATGGACGCCCTTGTAGCTACAGATGAAAATCGAGACGGTGACGTATCAAATTGATTGGTCTAAATTTCGGCGTGGCTACTCTTTCTTTGTACCCTGCATTGACGAGAAGGCCGCCCGGGAAACAATTGCGGCAATAAGTAAACGGCTAAAGATGACTACTGTTACAAAAGTAGTTATAGAAGAAGGCATTAAGGGCTTGCGTGTGTGGCGAGTTTGAGCTACACTAAACCCTGAGATTTTCCTGAGTCAGTTGCTACTCTCCTCTTATCCCCGGCTAATCACCGGGGATTTTTTTCGGCCATACCAGTCAACTCTACTTTGCGCCGTTCTTCCATTTCTTTTTCCCTGCGCTCAAGCTTCTTCTCAAGGTTGCTAATAGCTTCGTCACCTATACCGTAGAACTTCTTAGTTGTGGTTACACCGGCTGGCGCTTTTTGACGTTGTTCGTCTTTTGTCTTCAAAGATTTCTTAATGTCTTTGATCTTCAACGAGTAGTCTGGGTATTGCTTGTTAAACTGTTCAACGTCTTTATCTATGATGTTGTCAAACTTAGCATCACCTTCGTCCGTACCCTTACGGTTTTGAATATCTAACTTGCGCAGTATCTTGTTACGTTCGTTCAGGATGTCCTGTTCTTTAGACAGCATTTTGAAACCAGCTTCTTTAACACTAGCGGTAAGCGCGGGGGCAAAACCAATTATTTGGCCAACTTTTTCAGACGTCTTAACGTTTTCAGGCGCAACTAGCTCTACACCTGTTGCCGACTTGATACCTTCAACGTCATATTTTTGCGCAAGTAAGAAGTCTCTAATTGGTTTAGGCATCATCTTTTCGTTGCCCTTTTCATAGTCTCCAAGCATGTACTGTTCAACAGCGTCAACCATACTAGTTGCTACGCTTAAAGTGGGGCCACCAAAATACGCAGCCAAGAAACCTGCTGCGGCTTCTTTAACATTCTTAGTAGACTTACCGTCCTTTGCCCAAATGTCATTGAGACCAATCCTTGAAGATACGCTCCAACCTGTAACAGCATTAACAGGGCCGTCCATAATCCATTCGTCGAGGGGTACTCCACCAACTGAATACTCACCAAACTTTTGCGGCATGTAAACTTCTCTGAGCCACATCTCTGGATCCATGTCTTTAAGTTCTTCAGGTAAGTCTTCCTCATCTACCTTGTCTTTAAGCCCAGCCACAATACCGTGAATTAATATGGAGTAAGCAGGGATGCCCGCTAAACCCGCTATAGAACCAGCAGTCATGTAAATACCAATAAACTTAGCCAGCGCTTCTTTTTTACCCTCTTTGTTAAAGAACGGAAGCATCTTTAAAAAGTTACCAACTAATTGCTGAATCATAACCACGGGGTACATCTTCATTGCAAACGCAACACGCCCCACACCACGTTGCATCCAACGTGGTTTGTTTGTAGTCTCATAGTCGCCGAGCGCCTCACGAGTGTCATCAGCGGCTTGTTTAATTGCGTCGGCTTCGGACAGTCCACGCTGTTTGCCCAAACGATACGAAGCTAGGTACACCACCTCACGGGTTAGGCGCTCCATGTTGTGCATTAATGCACCAGTTATAAGATACGCGGCTTCCTTGCCCCTACCTCTGACACTTTCTAAATCGGATACAGGGGTCTGAGAGTAATCGTACACCTGTGCAACGTAGGTAGACTGCGCCACATTCATGCGGGTCATAGCTTGAATAGCCCGCTTCTCATCTGCGGGTAAGTTCTTAGCGTTAGCAATACTGGGGGCAACGTAGCGGTGCGTGCCGTCTACATTCTCTTTAACAACACCGTACTGATTTAAGTACGTTATCATTTTTCCAAGTTCTTTTGCCGTTCTAATAGGCGAGAAGCCATGGTTAGCCGCCAAGATAGGCAGGGCAGAGACATATATAGATATAGGCTGGATCAACGCAGTCGACGCACTAGTAAGTGTCCACAGGTACGTAACCCTGTTAGCTACTCCGGCAACTGCATCCCAAACGTCCTGTGGTCTTGGTGACAACACAGTTGCTACACGCCGCTCCAACTCTTTTACATACGGTAGTAAGTATTCTCTACCTACGATACTATCCCTTGCGGCAGAAGTAACGTTACGCATCTTTTGCGCATATTTGAGGCGAGCCAACTGCACAGACATTTTTGCGGCTGTTTTAGCCACATTCTGAATAAAGTCGGTTCTATAACCACCACGGCCTTTACGATGGCGGAACATCAGACGGAAGCTTTGCTCGGGCATTGTGTTCAAGAACACTTGGTACACAGAGTCTTTTAGATTTTCTTTGTAGGCGTTTGTTGTGCCTTCTGTATCCCCAGCAGGAAGCTTAATAGCATCGATTGCTCTAAAGATAGAAGTTAGCAGTTGGCTAGAATCCTTGGCAGTGTTACGCAAAGCATCAAGGTCGTCGCCTAACTCCATCTCTCCTGAGTCACGCATCTCCTCAATGGATTGTCTTTTCTCTCCGGCAATACGTGCGGCGTCTTCGTCACGTTCTGTTGCGGATTCATAAATATAAAACGCTCTAGTGGGAGAGGTTGATTTGCCGACAGCCAACCAGAAGTCACCTTCGTCACGCACAAATGGGAAGAAAGGTTTGATCCGATCTTTGGTCTCGTACGTCTGACGAATAACAGCGGCTAAATTGCTTTTAACTTCATCGGTTAAACCAGAGATACCACGTACCTGCTCATCTAATAACTCAATGAATAAATCACCCATGTCAACGTAGTAGTCGCGCCACATTTTGTACAACTCTTGACCTTTTGCGCCAAGTGCTTTGTACTCGGCATCAAACTTCTTATCGCGCACCTTTTGCGTTGTATCCGACGGGTCGTACTGAGCATCCGTCGTTTTGTATATCATCTGGGTTAGCTTCTCTTCCAAAGTCTTGTCGGCTTTAAAAGCATTACGTGTTACACGGATGCGTTCTTCTGCGGCCTCAAGAAGTGCCTTGGTCATACCCTTCATGTCATTGTGCAAGTCCAGTGCTTGTTGAACTTGTGGCAGATCGTTTTTAACCCAGTCGGCCAAAAAGTCCCAAGTTGGGAGTCGCACCGCCACTGCACGTTGGCTGCTACTCATTTTCTTCCAAGCACCCTTGAACAGTATCTTGGCCTTCTCTGGGTCTCTAAGCTTTTGCAACATCCCAGCGTTCTTAACTTTCTGAGAGTCTGCAGATTGTTGATATGTAATCTCAGCCTTTACGCGAGCCTTAGTAAGTTCTTTGGCGGTGCGCAGTTCTTTTTGTTCGCCCTTATCCGCGTCTTCATCAAACTCAGGGGGGGTGTAGTTAATCTTTTGTGGGAGTGCGCCACCTTTTGTATCAACTTTGGTCAGCCTTGTGCCGAGCATTTTGTCAGTAATATCGACTAGATCAGTAAACGCAGTGGCATCTCCGGCCTTAACACCAAACAAATCACGGATGCTGTCGACAAAACCAGAGAAGCCTGTGCCACGTTTACCTTGCACGCTCATCAAGAACTTCTGGAACTCAGGGCTAGACATGCCGTAAGCCAAGAACTCATGAGGATCGGAGAACACACCAATAGATACTTTGCCCGTTCTGTCGCGGTCAGTAGTGCCCTCAATCATTTTCTGCACTTCTGGGGATAGTTCGCCAAACAGCACGCCTTCTTCATACGCTTCTTGCGTACGCTTCATTAGGCTTTCCATCTCACGCATAAACTTCTGCAGGCTAGCGTTTTTAAATCCTTTGAATAGACCTGCGTCAATACGACTAGCCGTTGCTGCGTGTAGCAATTCGTGCAACACTGTTATAACGTTTATACCTTGTTGGTCTCCGAAGCTACTACCACGCACGTATATGGTACGTTCTTTAGATCCCGGGGTATAAACAAACAAACCACGCGCACCGCTTAGCTGAGCTGGTATTGAATCGCCCTTCTCAACCACCACAAACTTAACGTTAATTACAAAGTTACGGATACGCTGCGCTACAAACCGTTGGAATAGATTACCAGTCTTAATGATGTGCGCAATTGCTTGTGAACCGTTAGTCAGCCCGCTAAACCCTGTGTCGGCTTTAGCTACTTTAACGTCCGATGACTTGCTAGCTTTAGATTCTGTTTTACCTGATACACCCGGGGCTGAGACTGCGCCAAGTACATCTTCTTTGGGGCCAGAAAGAACATCTTGAGCGGCTTTGATACCCCGGCGAATGTCAGCAAGCTCTGCTTCCGTAGCCTTAGAGTTTTTAATGTCTGCGCTAATCCGTTTGCCTATTGCGCTGCCACGAGCAATGTTAGGGTTACCCTGTAGTTCTAACAAACCACGAAGCGCGCTGCGCCGAGACTGTCGTGCGTCAATCTCAGCTTGCTCAGCTTCTTCAAAGCTAAGTTCTTCAATCTGCTCTGGCGTTAAAGTCTGGTTAAGTTGGGCAACAAACTTCTTTCGGTTGTACTCAGCGTCGTTGTTAATTCGAGTTTGTTCGTTACGGGTTAACTTCTTCTGTTCCTTAACTTCAGGGGGTGCGGCTGGACGACCACGAGTTTTACCGGCTACTGCTCCGGCTGGTGGTGCTTCTTGTCCTTCTTGCGTTGTTTCGATGGTTTCAGAGGTTTCAGTGCCAACGTCGGCTCCTTTAGTTTTTGTGGAAGGTTTAGTTTTATCAAGCCCAGTATCAAACAAACCGACTGATGAGTGTTGGTCGTCACTGAACCTAATACCATCGTACCCCAAAGCTTTAAGCGGGCCAATAATGTCTTTCTTTAATTGGTCACCATACGCAGAACTAAATTTTGTAAGCCCCCAAAAGCCACTGTTAAGTTGAGTGGTGCTATCTGGGTCAGTCTTATCCCGTGCGTCAAATTTAGCCGCGTCTACAAGATCACTGCCGACTCTAGTGGTCGGTGTTAAGCCCGCAATTACATCCCGTCCTTCTGGAGTAGAAATGTCCAGTAGCTTTAACCCACTAAAGTCTTGTGTGATAATGCGCGAAGTCTTAGGCACAACCCCAGCCGTACCGCTGTCTGGATTGGTCATCTCTTCTGCTTGGGCTTGGCTCAGACTTGGGTACGCTTTATCAAGAGGTTGAATTGTGTCTTGGTTAATTAGTCCCTCTTCAGGAGCAACGCCGACCGCTTTCCACGTCTCACCGTCAAGCCCATAAATAACACCGTTACGATCAACAATGTATTTCTGTGTGTTATCGAGTCTTGCACGCCCACCACCACCATTTTGCGCATAACGCTCTGCAGTAGATAAGTCTTCACCAAAGAATACCATGCCCCCGCTTTTCTCTGGGTCAAGAGTGTCGTACTGCGTGTTTGTACCGTGGTACAGGGTGGTAGCTTTTTCTGGTGTAGCTTTTGGCGCTGCTTTTTTTTGGCGTTGGGTTATTTCTGTCTTTACAAGGTCGTACTCAACATCGCTAAGACTAGTATTAGTAAGTTCTGTATCAAGCTGATCGTCCGATAACGCACGTACTGTTTCGGGTGTAACTGCTCCACGAGTTAGGGTAAATGGCGATGGCTTTGTTTCTTTAGTTACTTGCGGTAGTAGTTCTAAGTCATCTATGCTATCCGTTAAATTTTTTAATATTTGTTCGTTAGTTTGAACACCTTGAGCACCCAAATTTAATGAATTAAGGTCGTCGCCAATAACTCGTACGGTTGTATCTATTACTTTGCCAGACGCATCTCGAACAATTGTTAATGATGCTTGCTCACCCGCATACAATACAGGGAGGCTAGTTTTAGTCTCTCCCCCTTTTAATGCAGCCTGCTGTGTTCCTTCTCCAGTAGTAGCTCCTGCAACATCCTGTCCAGTAGGTACCACTCCACTTGGCTTAGCGACTCCAACTCCTCCGGCGGGGGGCTCTGCACTGGGCTGTCCAGCCACGCTAACGCTCTCTCCACTTGGTGTACTGATAGGTTCAACAATATTTGTTGTTCCTCCTGTTTCGTCCTTTGCAAGCTCATCTGCTTGTGCCTCCTCTTGGGCTAGTTGTTGTGCGTCAAGCTTTGCCTGTTGTGGTGGAACCCCAGCCGCAATCAGTTCTTGTGCAATCTGCTCTTCACGACTTTCGGGTATCTTAATAGCCGCAGTTTTATTTTCGGCTTTTATGGCATCGGCAACTCTACGTGCTGCCATATTTTTAGCAGTATCAGGAGGCGTGCCTAATGCAACCAATCGTTCGTATTCTTGTTGAACACGAGCTTCACGAACTGCATCGGGTGTTGTCTTTGGTATGGGTGGAGGTGGTGGAGGTGTCTCTTTTAAGTCATCGCTTGGACGCACTTCCCCAAGTTCACCTAAGTCCATATTTACAGGTTCTTTTTGCGCAGCAAGTTCAGCGTTGATTGCGGCTTCTTGCTCAGCCATCCTAGCGTTACGTAAATTAGAACGCGCTTCTAGTGGAGCAGTAACGACTCCGGCCAAAGCCTCAAGCAACACATCGGCGGGTTTGTCATCACCTGTGGCTTTTTGTGCTATAAATTCACCGCCAGCACCGCCAGCCGTTTGGGTTGCCAGCTCTTTACCCCATGCCGCCATCGTAGCTTTTTTAGCCGCAGTACCAGCAAGTTTACCTTCAGCAATAAGAGCCTGCGCAGGTTTTAAGAACCTACCAGCTACGCCCAGAGACAAGCCATCAATTACACCAATAATCAAACCGCGTTTAGCGGCTTTATCGCGCATCTCTGCAATAATTTTTGGGTTGGACAACGCTTTAGATATTGCGTTTGCATCCAACATATTGACGCCTTTGTCCTGCAGGACGTCAGCCATAACCGAGCCATACTCAGTAGCGCCTGATGTAGAGCCTCCAGCAACGGATCTAGTTACAACTCCAGCGGGGCCGAGCACTAAAGCAGGAATCATACCGGGCAACGATACTGCCACGGACTCTACCAACATGGTAAACGTTGCACGTGGGTTAGAAGCCAGAGCGGAGATAGCTTCGCCGTAGGTTTTGGAGTTACCGATTGCTTCCATACCCGCACGTATATCTTGGGAAGGGGCAGCGGCTGCTCTTTGTTTTGCATTGCGTGCTAGTAAGCGTCCCGCAGCATCAGCGTCGGCTACACCAGTTTGGAATAGGTAGCTTGTAGCAATATCACCCAGACTTGCGTCTACGCGCTTAAACATATTGCCGGTTGCTTCTGCGGCGTACTTTACGGGGGATTCAGTAAATTTAGTTTCAGGTGTAGCTTTAATTTCACCAGCAGGTTCAGCCCTAGCGCGAGGCGGCGCAGGTACAGCCATTGGTGCTTGCTGTTTAAAGTAGTCACTACCCCGTTGCTGCCCGTGCTTAATTACGTCCTCAAAATTAACACCCATGCTTTGAAGAGACTGCTTTAATTTTGCTTGGTCAGCGCCCTCTTCAAGAAGGTTGACGGCATCGTCAAGCATTTCAACCCGATTTTTATACGGGGCGCGTTTAGGCTGCTCGGATATTTTTTCTACTACGGGGGTAGCCGGAGCAGGCGTTGGCGCGGGGGCTGGTCTGCTTTCCGCAATTAAACTTTGAACGGTAGAATCAATAACGTCTGGGTTTGTGCCGTCGGGAAACCTTAGAACTCTTCCATCCGCGAGTTTTGCCTCGATTGCCATAAAACCCCTTTAATTGATTCGCTTACCGTTTGCATCGTAGTTTAATACAGCCCCGGGTTTAGCGGAAGAGGTTGCAGCAGGAGCAGCGGTTGGGATGTAGTCTACCGCCTTATTGGGATCAAAATCATCAGAGCCAGCGTTAGGATTTTTTGTCATCCAGCCACTCTTATACGCTGCTTCAGCGGCTTTTTCATTACCACCATTAGCCTCAACGTATTTTTTCCAAGCAGATTTTCTAATTGACTTAAAGTCAGCAAGAGCGGTTTGCGCGGCAGTATTTTCTTTAGATGTTATTGTAGCCGCCGCTCTAGTAGCCGCAGTTGGGCCTTCTTTGCCCGTACCAAGAATTTCTAGCAAACCTTCTCTTTGTTTTCTCAAAACAGCAATCTGTGGGTCATTAGGGTCTTTTGCTTCCAGCGCAATAATTTGTTTAGTAATCAAAGCGGCTTCGCGATCAACCTGCGGGAGTTTAGTACTTGCATCACCAGAACCAGCGCCTTTATTAACTTTGCTATACCCAACAGTACGCGCTGCAATATCTGCAGCAAAACGAAGTTTGTCGCCATGGGCTCGATTAGCATCTTGTTGGAATTTACGAGCCGCCTCCAAAGCAGTTTGTGCCCCTCTTTGATTACCCATGCGTTCTTTACGTTCTGCATCATTAAGGGCAAAATTCATCTGCTCAATAGCGCGTTTTTCTTGCTGCTCGGCGCGTTTTATTTCACCCATTTGTTGAGCGTACGCGGGTAGGGCTTCACTTGCACCTTCAGCTAAACTGCGGCCCTTTAAAATTTTTCCAGCGGCAGTAAGTAGCGCCATACCTTCGCCGGTTCTTCTATCACCAGCTAAAGCTGCCCTGCGTGCTTCTGTGTCTGCTCTAGCGGGAGCATAGATATTTGGGCCACCGGCCTTTTCTACACGCGCCATGTACCTATCAAGAAAAGCTTCTTGTTCTTTAGCAGACATTTCTGTAGGCTCAAACGCCATGTATTTCTCAAGTGCTTCCTGCGCTCTGCCTATTGTTGTTGGGTTCGGCACTCCTCCTGCTACTGCTGCCATGTAGTCGTCAAATGAATTAGCGCTAACTGCGTCGCCAGAACTACTTGGATAAGCAACAGCGCCGTCAGAACTACCTGCATAAGCGGGAACTAATCCTCTATCTTTGAACGCAATAATACCGCCCTCGGCAAAGTCTTCTTCGGGTGTATACATACCAGCCAAACCGCCAGATGCTGCTTGCATAGTGGGCTGTGGCATTGGAGCTTGTTGTTGTGGGGGCATACCTTGAGGAGCTTGACCCATTGCGCCGGGCACCATTGCGCCTAGGCCTTGCATCATAGGGGGAGGGGCTAAGTTTTGAGCAACAATAGAAGGGGCCGAAGTTGGCTGTTGTGCCTGACCCGCCATAGCCATCATGTCGGCTTCTTTAATCAAACGCAGTGCGTTGAGCGCAGTATAAGAGTCTAGGCTTGCATCAGGGCTTTGGCCCATAACCGCAGCACGAAGCGCATTAGGGTTTTTTCTATACTTTGCGGCATAGACAGATGCCATATCAATTGCCATGATATTTCCTTAGACCAAGTTGTTCAAAGCAAGTGCGCCAAGACCGCCGCCATTAGACATAGCCACACCGCCGTTAGCAAACATTTTACTGATACCAGCCGCGCCGAGACCCAACGACGCAATAGTCTGTGCTGTAGAAGGAGGAGCTTGGTAAATAGATGAGCCAGTCTGAGTCAAAGGCACACCACGAATAATGTCGGACATAAACGACAGGTTTTTGTACGGGTAGTTTTGCGCACCCATAAAGTCACCGTACTTGGTGTCAATATCTTTTTGCATTTGCGCTTGTTGCTGCAAGCCGTATTGGTTTTGCAGTGCGTTAACACCCATGTTCTGCTGATACTGATTTTGACCTAGCTGACCTAAAGTATTTGCACCAGTCAGCGCTGTCTGCAAACCCTGCAAACCAAGACCCGCACCAAACTGACCTTGTTGTGCGTTTAGTTGACCTGCAGCTAACCTCTGTCCTTGCTCTTGATTAAACTGACCCATACCCTGTGAATAAGCGTTCTGCAATCCAGTCGCGGCAATATCACCCTTTTGACGGGCTAAGTTACCAGCAGCTTGCGCACGCATTAAATAATCACCACTGCCACCAAACGCGCCTGAACGAGCAGCCTGTGCTTGTTGCGCTTGACCTGCAATTTGAGCTTGGCGCTGAGCATCTTGTTGTTGACGAGCAACAACTTCACCCATATAGGGGGACATGTATTGGCTAGCCATGCCAGTACCGGGTACAAATTTACCAGTAGCCTGATCGTAAGACCCTTGTGTACCGCCAACAAAAGACTGTGGGTTTAGTGGGTTGTATGTGTAGCTAGTGTTAAGTGCGCCCAAACCAGCAGAACCTGCCATAGCAGTCGCATCTCGCAACTGAGGTTGAGTCTGCATTAAAGCCGCGTTGTCATAAGACATTTGCTGAAGTGGGGAGAACTGCGCTACACGCTCACCCTGATACTGCATGTACGGGTTGTATTCAATGTCGGTTAACGCTTGGGCTTGGCCTAGCAAGTCTTGTGCGTAGGGCGCAATCTCGGGTGCAAAACCTTGTTGGTTTAGCGTGGTTTGATATAAAGTCGATTCAGCCATGTCTATTCCTTATGCGGGAAGATATTTTTCGGAGCGGCTATTCTTTGCCACTCTACCTTTGCCGACTGTGCCTCGGCGAGCTTTTTGTACACGATCCATCATTGCGTATAGCTTGCGTGCGCCAGCTTCAGTCGAGCCGTTACCCAACTCAGACACAATGCGTGCAGGCACTACAAATTCACCGTCGGCGAGTCGTGCAGGGCGCTTGTTACCAATTGTTGCAGGGATAGAATCAGACACGCCATCACCGGGGCCACGCAGTAAACGGCCACCGTCTGAGTAACCACCAAGGTCAAACTGCTGAGTCATGCCGCCGCGAGCCATAGCCATATTCATTAGCCCGCCAGCAGCGCTTTTTTGAATCTCTGAAGCAATCCATTTTTTACCTGCATAGTCCCATACCCATTCATTACCGGGCCCGGGATCAGATGTGGGTTTTTCATCTTGATTTGTTAAATTAGGAGTTCCTGTAGCTTTGTCACCTGCGGCTTTATCTGCCGCCGCCGCTTTATCCGCAGCCGCTTTTTCACCGGCAAGTACGTAAGAAGGTTTTACGTAATCGGGGTTAAGTTCGTATTTACCGTTTACAAACACATACTTTTTAGCTTTACGGTTTTCTGGGAACCGACCAACAGACTCAAAGTATGGCTTCATAATTTCGCCAGTCTTTGTGTAAGGAGTAGGGTCGTACGGCGTTTTGCCAGTCAAGTAATCGTAAGACTGCTTAGAACCACCGGTTAATTTGTCCTCGTACTTTTCTTTAAACTGTTCTCTAGTGTATGTAGGAGATAGATAACCCAAGCTACCGCCGCCTTTAGTGTACGCATCACGCAAGCTAGTCATACCCGTAAACCCACCTTCAGGAATGCCGGGGATGTTAGGACGGGTTGTAATCGTGCCGTTAGGGTTAACAGTGGTTATACCCGCGCCACTAACGCCGGGGGGCAGTGCTGGGCCATAAACACTTTCAAGACGTCCAGACGTGCCTGTACCACCAAGACCGTAGTCATTAACGCCGGAAATTATTGGTACTCCAGCTAAATTTGCAATACGTGGTGTTACGGGCGTAACAGGCGGTGTTACTACTTTTGTTTCGGCAGCTTTAACCGCATCGTAACGGGCTTTAACTTCGTTTCTAGACAAACCAAAAGCCTGCGCCATATCGTCAACGGTGTACTTGTTGTCATCCATGTACTTGACCCACTGCTTATCGTAGTTAAGTTTAGGGTCTGCAACTACTTTATCTTTTGCTATTTGGTCAGTTAACGCATACGCACCTTTACTTAGGTCGTAAGCTTTTTGGATCATTGGCTGTGTGTAACCGGCGTACTTAGGGTCGTTTGCAATCTCGGCTTTATACATCTCACTAGAATCAATACCTTCTTTAACCATCCGGTTGTAGATACCAAACACGCCCGAACCACCAGTTGTATCAGTAGACCCTCTGAATGGGTCAGCTAAACTAGCAATATAGCGGTTGACTGCGGCAGGGTCGGCATTAGTTGCTTTGATTGCTGCGTTAATGTCTGCGGTTGGGTTGTCTGTCAGGTACTTACCAATTTGTGCGTCGGTATATTGCGTGTACGCGGGGGCTGTTGCGGCTTGAACTACCGGAGCTGTGGCTGCTTGAACTACCGGAGCTGTGGCTGCTTGAACTACCGGAGCTGTGGCTTCTTGAACTACAGGTGAAGTAGCAACAGGGGCGGAAACATCTGGTGCAAATTGTTGCGCAAAGTAATCAACAGGGGCAGGAGCAACGGGGGTATCAACAGTAGGCGTGTAGTAGTTAAACGCGCCGTCTTCACCAACAGTGTAATTTGGGTTGTACAAATTAATACCCAAACCAGCCAAGCCGGAAGTATCAAAACCTTGATACGTAGAAGCTACATCTGCGGCAGTAATTTTGTTTTCTTGGGCAAGCTCATTAACTCTACCATAGTCACCTGCAGCGTAAGCTCTGTCAATTTCATCTTTGACCTCGCCACCAATCACAAAATGAGCAATACCGCCTTCAGCCATACGAACAACGGGCTCACTCTTCTGTGTGAAATCAAGCATACCGGGGCCGTAGCCGCCGTCGTCCATACCCATCAAGCCACCGCCCGCTGTTTTCTTTACTTGGGCTTCGTACGGAGTTCCAGCAGTGTATGTACCGCCGTATGGGTCAAAAGAATATGGGCGAATCATGCCGGGTTTTGTTGCAGTAGTTGGCAAATTAGATTTAACTGCTTGGTCTGCAAGAATAGGAGCAGCGGCTGCAGCCATGTATTTAAAATTGTCTTTAGTTAACAGACTTGAGGGGTTAGCTTTAGCTACATCAAAACCCCGGGACATCTTGTCAAATGGCGACGCTGCTTCTACAGCACCGGCAGCAGCTTGTTGGGCAGCACTAACCGCTTGAGTACTTGCTGCGTCTATTACCCCTGCTTGACCTAAGTTATAGGCCATATCCGCAGAAAGGCCAGCTCCCGCACCTTCTAAAACACCGGGAGGTACGTAGCTAGATAGATAACTTTGACCCGCAGCTTGACTGCCAATTGCTTCTGCACCCGCAGTACCCATACCCGCACCAAGACCAGCACCGCCGTAAGCACCGAGACCGGCAGAAATGCCTTTGCCTAAATCACCAGTACGTACTGTTTCTGCGCCACCCACCATCATTGCAGCAATATGGGGCGGCACACCCGCCATAGATAAACCCACACCAATAATAGTTGGTAACAACTTATCTAAGAAGCCAGCTTCAGGGAGACCAGTTTCTGGGTTAATGGTAAGGGAGCCGCCGTGGTTCTCGGCCAACGCTTGTAGCCCCTGCACTTCACGTGGGGACATGTGGATAAGCATCGAGTCAGGGCCGCGACCCTTGGATGCCATGTGGTCGGCTAGTACAGCAAGGCTCATAGTTGCCTCTCAAAATGGGGGTTGGTCGATAATATCATGTTGACGTCTTTATGCGAAGCATTTGGCTACCAGCTTGTACACCGTCTTGTGTATCTCTGTAAACATCGCCCAAGCGCAAGCTAGCAAAGTCAGCCTCAGTGGGTAGTGTCTCAATATTCAAATTCAACGTTGCCCCGCCCATGTCACCGGGGTTAGACAGTTGGTTAAAGTACAGACGTAAGATGTTATTCAGTTGATCGAAGTACCGCCTGTCGTACGCGTCGGGGGGCAGAGATAAGCTTGGCGGGGTTGCGTTTAGTTCAGCCATTAGCGTCTGCCGTCAGGTCTGATGTCAATTCTGGGAGCGCCCAGTTGCCACTGTGTATTGATCTGGTTTGAGCCAATCTTAAAGATCATCTGGCGACCGCGCATGCGAGTAAATATCTGGCCTGTAAACTCTTCGGTAATGACGTACGTACTACCCTTTATAACCGTGCCGTTAGCAGTGCTTGTGGTTCCAGAGCCAGAATTAGCCAGACCATACAGCGTCATGGTTACCTGTGGAGCAACAGCGGTGGGGCTGTTTGTAGAAGCACCAAAAGTTAAATCCGGCAGCACCCGCCACACAAACCCAAAGTTATGACCGTCACCAATATCAAATTCAGACGAAGATATGTAAGCGTCCAAAGCCGTTGCTGTGCCGGTTGCGTTGTCGTTCAAGCCGTTTTCGTGTTCTACAATGTTGCCTGTACTATTTGGTTGGTACGTTGCAGCTAAAGGAAAATCACGCAAACCTGAATCAAGCCATGCTGTTCGTGCCATCGTGCCGTAATACCAGATTTTTTCAACGTAGTTGTAGATAACGTACTTATCAATAGCCGACGTGTTGGCTGAGCAATAGAACCACCAGACCTCATTAAAGCCTTCGTTTGTTCCCGCAAACACTTGCAAGTTTTGGCCGCTATTAATATCGTTAAAAATAAACCGAAGCAAGGCACAAGGCAACGTGTTTACACGGCCATCGTATGCGTAGAACTTGTCTATACCCATCCAATACACAACACCAGAAGCTATAACTACAGCATTAGGGCTGTAAATAGAGATGTTTTCACCAAGCAACTGCGGTGCCCAGACATAAGGGGGGCCAAGATACTGAAGTGAATACACAGCCGAGTCGGTAAACACCAAAATTTCTTGGCGAGTTTGAATTGTTGTGATGATCTCTGAGCCGCTAGAAAGACGTACAAACCCCGCTTGGTTTGTGGGGTCAGGCGTCCAATTAAAAAGATCGTCTTGCCCGCACCAACGAATTAGCATAGGATCAAGTGTGGCCGAGCCGTAGTCATTGCAACCAAAAGTTAAAATAAAACGGGACGTGTCAGACACAGTCAAAGTGTTTAGTATTGTGGGCACATCTACAATTAGAGAGACATACACACCCGTACCAGTACTCGACGTATTAACCGCTGCACCTGCGCTGTCCAAAAGCTTGAACGTCAAGCCATTTACTTCAAACACATAGTACGTAGTTGCCGCACTAATGCCAGTAGGTAAAGATGTGGTGGCAGCAAACTGAAGGGCCGCGCCTTCGGTATATTGGATAGTGGAGGTCACTACAGTCGGCGAAGCACTGGTAAAAGATACATTACCGCCAAGGGTGTTAAGTAGTACGCCACGGGCTGTTAATGTAGGTGCTTCCCAATAGTAAAGACCTCCGTTACGCGGCGCAAAAACTAAATCTTCACCGTAGTTTTTTTGACTCCATAACCGTAGCGCAAGAGCAGTAGCTAAGCCATTACCCCAAGTACCCAGCCCCCATCCACCTGCACCCCATCCAACTAAAGGTTCTTGAATAGCGGGGCCAACATTGATCTGATATGCGGCGGTAACTGTGCCACCACCCGGCCCCGCTGTAGACGTTGCTTGCGAAGTGGCCGTAATGTTGTACGTGTTTGCTGTCAAAACAGTAACCTGAAACTCACCGTTTAATGTCAAACCGCCAACAGCAGAAGCACCAGAAAATGTTACAAAATCCCCTGTAACAGCGCCGTGCGCTGTGTCTGTAACTAAAACCGTTGTTGAATTATTGGTTGTATTAAAAGGGTTAGTAAGTGTGACTGTCTCACGAAGGGGCGTAATGTCGTAATACGCACCGCCGTTTTCTAAATAGAACTTAAGGTTTGTGCCGACACCAATGATGTTTCTGCCATCAAGCAACACCCAGTTCCAAAGTGACCTACAGATGCCTAAAAATGTATTAACAGAAATACGTAACCAACCACCAATTACTTCGGGATTACCCTGACGAAAGCGTACCTTGTCGGCCTCGTACCAACCGCCTTCCGTGGTGTAGCGGGTATTTTCTTTATTAACACCCGGCTTAAACAGAATCTTTTGTAATGGCATTTTTAGTCCAGCAGTGCGCACTCAGCCTTGCGGCGTTTAAGTAGTCCCGGCAACACCTTGCCGCCGCCTTTAGTCCAGAGCATTAGTTGTTCTTTTGCTCCTTCCCAATCATTGGCGTTGATTTTCCTCTTTAACGTAGATGTTTGCAAGCGTCCTGTGCCCAAATTGTAGGCAAAGTCCACGATGGCGTTGCACTTGCGAACGTCAGTAATCAGGCCGGGGCAGTTACGCAAAACTCCGGGCAGGTACGTATGCTCAAGCTCAATCATCAAAAGCGCCCGCGCTGTAGGTTCATCCATTGGGGTATCTTCCAAAGTCACCTTGCGCTTGTCTGCGTAGTAGGTAGAACCGTAGCCAATCGTGGCTACGTTGGCAGGGCAAAGATACGGCTTGGAGCGAAAGCCCTCAAACCGTCTGCACATCTCTGCGGCTAGTTCTAAGTTCATAACCCGCGTTGCTTCAGAGTTCTATCAAGGAACCAATAGTTAATTGTTCCAGCCAAGAGTGCCGAGAAGTCAGGCGACATCATCATCTTAAAGACTTCCATAGGAGAAGCCCCTGCAATCCATGAGTTCCAACCAAACCACAGATGCACAAAAGACCAGACCAAAAGAATCCAGTACGTAACAACAGGACGAACAGATGCAGACAGACTAGCCGCCCAACCACCAGCGGCTTTGACCATTGTGGCTTGTTGTTCTATGGCAGACTGAAACGCATCCATTACGCCTACGTCAATAGCAGCTTCACGCTGCGCTCCAATCTCAGCCAGTTTCATCTGACCTCTGATTTGCTCTAGTTCACACTGACGGGAGAACATTGCCATCTCGTGCATGCGCTCGTTCTTCTTGTCAAAAAACTTGAGAACTTCTGGGGCCAAGCGGAAAATACCGCCTAGCGCTCCGCCCAATATGCCACCAAATACTTCAAACATAGTTAATCCTTACAAGATTTTGATTTGTCTTCATTCTGCATGAGTTTGATACCAGACAGGAACCCAATCATGCCGCCGATAAGAGTAGAAAAAGCGGGTGAAATCATCTTGAATATCTCGGCGTTGTCCACCTCTTTGGCCCAAAGGCCAAGCATAAAGCTGACGACCATAGCCAAAACAGAGATGCACAGGGTGGTGCTTACCATGAGCGTGACCCACAGCGTCAGCTTGTCTTTGGTGTCCATTGACACTTTCTTCACTGGTCTGGGTATCGGCTTTCTGGTCATTTCTTTTCCCGTTCAAGTGCGTCCTTGTAGCCATGAACAACTTTATTACGCAACCATGTGGAGTCTGCCGTGCCCGCCCACTCTGCTAGGTTGTTCCAGATCACCATGTATTCGGTTGACTTGCAGTAGGGCGCATTCTTGTCGAGCCACGCCATCATTTCTCTGTGCCGTATGGTCGGGTCGTGGACTGTGTAAGCAATCCCATAAAACTCGCGCACATGGCATTCGCTCTTGGCCGTGGCTCCCACTAGCCCCAACAACAGTAACAGAATGAGCCAACGCATTTACCACATCCAACTCCATGCAATCATGTACGTGCCAAAAATAACGAAGGCCGCTATACAGGCCGCCGCAATAAATGCTTCAGCCCAGTCTTTCATTATGCTAGCTCTGGTATTTTCTTCTTGACTTTGGCTGTTATGACTGCTGTCGATGTGTCTCGATCAATTGTCATGTAGCCTTGGCAAGTGATGTTGTAGTCTACCCCGTTAGCGTCTTTCTCGCTTTTGATGGGGACTGTGATGTCTAGGCTCTTGAACAGAAATTCTTTGCCATTTTCAAACACGCGCCAAACGTGATCCATCGTGCCGCGACCTGCTTGGCCTCTCGACTTGTTGAACCGAATTTGGTACGTGTTCATATAATTTCTGCGGCTGGCGGCATAGCGCAGGCTTGCGGTTGTTGAATCACGGTCAAGTTGAAATGCACAAACTTAATTGGAAGTTCTGCCGCGTGGCGTGTAAACGAATGAGACAACCATGAGTTAGCAAAGATCATCATGCCGGGTTTGGGCGTAAAGTTAATCATTTTGCTTGCGGGTGTGGCTGCGCTTATGTCTTGCTCTGGTAAATCAATCTGCACCTTGCCTGCACGGGGGTCGTGGAACACTACGTTGGAGCCGCCTTCTGGTGTCTTAAGAAAGTAAAAGCCTGTAATCTGTGAACCGTATCCATGAACGTGTGCGTCCATTGCAGAGTGCTTATAGTGCTCCTGTGTCCACATTTCTGTAAACGACACTGCTTTGTCCTGCATGGCGTAGCCCTGTTCGTTGAGAATGTTCCAAGCCGTAGCGCCAACAAACTCAGTAAACCCGGCCATGCGGAGATCACCAAAGTAACTTTGCGTCATGTACACGGGATAAATCTCGTCAAGGTTACGCTCTTTGCGTTGAACTTCTAAAGCTTCTTCAGAAACAGTATTAACCGCATCCAAGAAGTCAGGGCGCTCAATGATGTATATTGGGCAAGGGAAATGGTATGCAACTTGAAGCTGTGTTTGCAGAACAACTTGAGCCACTGACTCAGCGGCTTTACAGACTTCTTGTTTTTTTGTTACTTTGCTCATTCCGTAATCTCAACCCACTGCCAAGCAAAAAAATCAAACTTATACCGCTTACTAGGATCAGGATACGCTGAAGCTTCTCTCCAGTTATTCTCTGCTCCACACCAAAAAACATAAAGACCCGCATCTACTTTAGCTTGGTCAAGTATTGGACGTGGTATCGGGGGAACCATTTTGCAAATGGCTTCATCAAACGTCCAAGCTAACCAATTAGAAGCATACTCACGCTCACTAAAAGCCGTAATAACCGCCTGTTGCTTTGCGGTTTTTTCTTCGGTAGTCATGTTACGTACAAGCCATACGTCAGACCAAACGCCATTCACTTTTTCATAAACAGGCCTATCTTCGGCTAACAGTTCATACACGCCCAAAGCAGGCTCCGGGACACGCTCAAAAGGCTCCCAGTGTGCGGGGATAACGCCAAACGCTTGTAAAATATTATCTTCAAAAGCCGGGTGGTTTTTGATAGAGCCATTTTCAGTTTCAATGTACAAGTTCATTTATAAATCTCCTGTACAGGTTGATGGAAATGCGCGAGAACATCCGGGCCAGATAATGCGGACAGCACCCGTACCGGGAGTACCGTTATTTCCACCGCCCGTGGCAGAGAATGCTCCACCGCCGTAGGCACCGCCACTGCCGCCGTTATACCATACGCCACAACAGCCCATGCAACGATATACCGGCGGAGTACCATTTGCCCCACCTGATCCACCGCGACCATAAGTATTACTTTCGCAAGCACCTCCGCCAGCGCCATTTGCTCCTTGACCGAGAAGTCCTACCCCTCCCCCGCCTCCACCTTGGCCATAGCTTCCGTTCACATACGCAGAACCCCCACCTCCACCCCCGCTTCCGGCGCCCCCAGCACCCCTGCCATTATTTCCGCCATTCCCCGAGTAACCACCAGCGCCCCCACCGGAGCCACCACCACCATTTCCGCCGCCATCACCACTGTACGTCCCCCCATAGCTGTAACTTCCTGTGTTACCTGTTGCGCCGCCAAAACACGAAGGGTTACCAACGGCCACGTTATAACTATTGCCCGGAGTCACCGACACATTATTTTTATACCCCAAGCCTCCGCCCCCGCCGTAAGGTGAATAGCCTTTTCCAACAGCTACTATAGAAACTTTAGTAACCCCAGCAGGTGCAACCCATGTGTAACTACCACTATTACCTGTATATACTTGTTGTCCAACCACAATTACTGGGGTAGCTGAATTACTCGCTGCACTAGAAGCGCCTGTACCAGCACTATTTGTTGCTGTTACAGTAAACGTATATGCGGTATTAGTAGTCAATCCTGTAACAGTGATTGTTCCAGAACCCGCTTGACTTAATGTGCCTGTAATACCACTTGGCGAAGATGTCGCCGTATAGGACGTAATCGTTGCGCCACCATTACTTGCAGGAGCCGTGTATGTGACAGTTACTGTGGTTGCCCCAGCAGCTGTAGCCGTACCGATCGTTGGTGCTCCCGGAACGATTGCCGCTACAGAAGCTGTAGAGTTGGAATTAGCCGTAACGCCAGATGGTGCAATGGTATTGGTAGCTTTTACAACACAGCGGATTGTATTGCCAACGTCTGCTGCAACAAGGGTGTATGTGCTTGATGTTGCACCACTGATGTTTGTTGTGACCCGTTGCCATTGGTAGGTAAATGTAGGTGCTGGCGCACCTGTCCATGTACCGTTAGTTGTTGTAAGCGTAGAGCCAAACGAGGCTGTACCTGAGACTACCGGGGCCACAGCGTTGACTGGCGCAGAGCCATAGCTGTTCCCAACAGCAGCAAGTAGTATTCCACTCATGTTACGTTTCCTGTCACAACACAAACAGTACCAGAAATAAACAACACATTGCAAAGGCCTCGTGTTGCTAAAGAAATAGTTGCTACATCCGAATCAGTGCCGCCAATGTACGCGGTGGTAATTGACATAGTCAATGTGATTGCGCCTGATGTGTTGTTAAAAATAACAACCGCGTCACCAGCAGCAAAAGTAGCGTTAGGAACAACAATAGATCCGCTTGCGCCTATTTCAATAAATTCACCAACATCACCCGTGGCTAGGGTATAGCTTGTTGTCTTAGCGGAACCAGACTGCGGTATGTTTCTATAACCAACAGGGTTAGTGCCGTCAACGGTGCAAGATGACAATACGCCTTGTGATGGTGTTCCCAATTGAGGGGTTGTCAGCGTTGGGCTTGTCAGCGTCTTGTTGGTCAGGGTTTCTGTACCTGTTGGACTTACATAATCAGTCCCCGCCACCGCAGCAGATATTGCCGTTGCGTTGCCTTTTAAAACACCTGTAATGGATGTCGATAAAGTCAAAGCGGGAGTCGCACCGCCTGAACTTGAACCAGCAAAGCCATTGGTTGATGCCACGCTAACTGCGGTGACTGTGCCCGAGGTTGCTGGAGCCGTGCTTGACCATGTTGTACCGTTAGAAGTCAGCACGTTACCTGATGTGCTGGGTGCAACAAACAAAGGTGTTGATGTGCCATTACCCAGTATGACGTTGTTGGCCGTGAGAGTTGAAAGACCTGTACCGCCTTGAGCCACAGTAACGTCTGTGTTTTCGTCTAACATCCTGACCCACGAACCACCGTGAGCAAAATACATTGCCCCGTCTGCGTGGCTGTGGGCTATTGCGCCGTGATAGGTTGAAGCAGAAGGAAACGCTGCTTGGTTGGCAAAGTAGAACGGGATAATACTGCCCGCGTTTTCTGCTCCCAAGATAGCACTACTAAATGAATTTAAAACATCCACAACGTTAGTGCCATCGTTGTAGACCAGTGTGGCCTTGCCCGCCGCAACCGCCACGCCTGTGCCAGAGGTGTTCTTAATTGTTTTTACACCTGTACCATTGTTTCTAACGAGGTAAAACTTCTCAATCTGGCAACCAGAACCCAGTATTAAATTACGTACAGAACCAATGCCCGTAGAGCTTTCTGTGATGTTTAAACGCAGGTTTCTGGCCGCTTGGGTGGTTGCAGAGTCTGTTAGTGTAATTGTTACATCTGCGTCTGATGCAAAATTTACCGTGGCAGAGCCTGTAATAGCTTCTCCTAAAACAGCATCACCCAAATTGACATTGGTAGCCGTTCCCCATGTGCCTGAGTTTGCCCCAGTTTCAAGCAACTCTATTTTAAGTGCTGAGTACGTTGATGCCATTTTTAACTCCTAGTTCGTTGCGACTGCAACCCAGTTGGCAGTCTGTGTATTATCAATTATTTCCCAGAATGGTCGTGCAGTCAACCCATCTGTACCTGTTGCTAACTCGTTAATAGAAGCAATAAAAACCGCCGCTGCCGCCAACGTATCTGCACTTACTGCATTTTCAGTAATTGTGCTTTTAAATGCTACTTGTGCCGTAATTACATCTGACCCCGTAGCGGTTTCTGTAATTGCCGCATTAACTACAACTACCGCCGTTACTGCATCTGTTCCCGTCGCCGTTTCTTGCACATCACTAAAATATACAAGACTTCCAGCTATGTTATCTGTTCCGGTTGCAGTCTCTGCAACTGTAGCTGCATACACCGGCACACTCGATACCGCATCCGTTCCTGTTGCCGTTTCAGTAATTAAAACAGGGTACGTTAATGCTGCCGTTATTGCATCGCTACCCGTACTTGTCTCATCACACGAATTATCATTTGAGTCTGTTGCAGTTACAGTTTCTGTTCCCGTTGCCGTTTCTGACACAGAAACGCTAATTGTTAACGTTGAAGTCACCGCATCCGTGGCAACCGCTAACTCACCAAGCCCGCCCCACGAGTTATAACCCCATGCGCTCTCGCCCCATCCCGTGCCAGCTACTGACGCATCATAAATTTCTCCGCCTGCTTCTATAATTGAGGCTGTAGCTGTTTCGGTAATACTTGAATTTACCGCTATGACCGAAGAAATTGCGTCTGTTCCGGTGCTGGCCTCTGTTACTGTAGTTGCATATAGCGGCCCGCCTTCTGTAGCGTCTGTTCCTGTTGACGTTTCCGTTATGTCTGAGGTAAATACCTTGCCTGCTGCAATTTCATCTGTGCCCGTACCCGTTTCACTAACGGAAGCCCCAACATTAACTGCCGATGTAACCGCGTCTGTGCCGGTAGAGGTTTCGTCGACGGTGCTGGTGTAGGCGACAAAGCCGCCCCAACCACTGTCCCCCCATGCACCGTCACCCCACCCGGCCATATTAAGCCGCCAAGCTGAATGTGTAAGTTACAGACAAAGTATCGCTGTTCACCACAGAACGGTCACCCGGTGAGCCAAAGTCAGCCGCTGAGAACAATGTTCCTGCTGTACCACTCTTAGCACTACCGCTGGTCAAGAAAGCCCCGCCCACAGTCGTTGTGCCATTGATGTTAAATACAGCAGGAGAAGCCGTGTTAGTCACTACAGATGGGTTAGCAGTAGTTGCAGCTACAAACGTAGTCGATACACGGGTTGCATTGCTATAAGCCACAACCTCAGTCCAGCCAGCGTGAGAAGACATCGTATCACCCGCCGCAGGCGTGTTAGATGAACCCGCACCGTACAGGCCAAGATACCAAGTAGTGATCGGTGTTGTTGAAGTCAAAGCACTGCCAGCCATGTAAGCCAGACCCGCGTTGACGACAAGATTCTTAGACTGCGCTTCCCACTTCAAGTTGCCGTCTTTGTCATGGCATTTGATTTCAAATAAACCGGTCGCTTTTGCGTCCTCACCGGTTTTGGTATTACAGGTCAGGCCACTAGAGACTACGTCGGTGGCTTTGGTTTTTTCAATAGTCATGATGACTCCTTAGTTAGAAGAACGAATAAGAGCCGCCGTAGCGGTATTTGCTGGCATGGTGATTGTAAACGTGGTTGTAGATGTTTTGTCAGACCCGAAGTCCAAAACAGCTATGGATGGATTACCGGCAACGGTATCGTTGTAAATCAAAGCACATCTAGCCGTGATTGCCCCAGTCCATGAGATGTTTGGGAAGCTCACAAAAGCTGTGTATCCAGAAGACGATACCGTGATAGGCGTTAGTATTGCTCCGCCATTAACGTAAGTGCCTGTATTGGCTACTTCGTTTGTAGCTGAATACGTTGTTGTGTCTTCGTTTAAATTTGCGCTGGCTGTGTACAGGGCAATCCTAATAACGTCGGTTGTCAAGTCATGAATACCTTGGTACAACTGCGCCTTAAACGAAGTGGTCTGAGTTTGAACAATAGACATCAGGTCACCGCCTGTCTATATTGACCAGAACGGTAAGCATCCTGACGCTCCATACCATCGCCCAGACGTTTAGCCAATGCAAGTGCTTCTTGATATTTGCCGTTGTACAGCGCCATCATGTCTGGCTCACCCTTCATGTAGGTGTAAGCCTCAACCAGCGATGCGTACAAGAGCACGGGATCAAAGTTATCACCTAGCCAAGATGTAAACGGTGCCACAGTAATGCTTGGTGGGTAGAAGAAATAGTGCAGTTCTGCCCCATATGCGGCGTCTGGTGTTGGGCCAAGAATAAAAGTTAACTCGGCTGCGTTGTCTGAACGTGGGCCAAACAACGCATAGTACCTAGGAATTCCCGTGTCTGTGGGCTTTGGGTATGCCTGCCGAATAAAGTTAACATCTTTGTTTAACAAGTACTCGTACTCGCCACTGGCGTTAATAATAGCTAAAGAATACACCGCCAAAAAATCCGTGGGGCACTGCAAGTACTTGTTGTTTGTTGTGGTTGCGCCTGTCACGTTACTGCGCAAAGACGGAAACTGTACCGAGTTGAATATACGCTCTTCAGCTTGCGTAACGAACACGGGGATATTAGCCACGAAATCTGCTTCCGTGTTCTCCGTGTACGCTTGAATCGCGTTGCTGAGTGCGGTGTAATTCATGCCATCGGGCCTCTGGCTGTAATGCCTTTAGTGGCCGCGCCATTACCACGGGTGACAATACCGGAGGTTTTGGTTTCATTCTGACCGTTGTTAATAACGCCAACGCTCATCTTCATGGTGCTAAGACTACTAATGCTAGAGTCTTTGCCGGGGTTCTCCGACATCACTAGAGGCTTGCCGTTCATTTTGTGCGGTGCAGCATAAGTAGCAGCGTCGCCAACTTCTTTACCCATAACTTTTTTGCTAAATTTAGCCATGATTAGCCTCCACGTTGGTTAGCAACTTTGGCCAAACCACGGCCATACTGAAGCATCATTTCATTAGTCTTACCGCCCTTGGCAAGCTTTGTGGGCTTTTTGCCGGGGTGCATGTTTTTCTCGTGCTTACCAATGGCGGACTTCACCATCTTTTTGTCTTGTGTCATATCTTTCATAACTAACTCCTAAGTAACTGTTACCGTAACTGTACCAACATTTGTCGTTGCCACCAAGTAATTTGGTGTCATACCTACATCAAAATAGCTAGCCCCACCTACTGGGTTCCAGCCCCACTGAATATCCCGCGAACCCCCAGTCGGACTGCCAGCAGTATTTACGCCCGCTGTGACATACGTTGAGTCTGTACGTGGGTTACGCACTGCTTGCGGATCATCAACTGGGTACATACCTAACTGCAACTGAGGCTGGTCAGGATCCCAACACTGAGGGCACACAAGCAGGTTATATATCTTAGTCTTCTGAATCTCTTTTTTTAACGCTGTCAATTTGTACTGGAAGCCACACCTATCGCACATGGCAATACTGTTTTTGCCAGAAGCAAACCGATTACCCATCAGGAGCCCCCGCCAATAAACTGTTGTCGAGGCACAAAACGAATAGCCGCTTTCTCTCGGTCTTCAGATGCGGCTAACTCCCAAGCTTCGTCATACTGTTGTTTTAATACAGGTAAGCGCTCAGCGCCACCGGCAATCTTTAACGCCAAATAGAATGCGAGGCCAGCGGCCAAACAGGGGATAAATCTAAACGGCACGTCCATCACGTTCACACCACCACCTGCGTCCTGCGTGCGGCGTAAGCGCCAGTAAACAAACGTGTACTGCTGTGACCCATCAGGAGTTGGCCAAACTGTAATAGCCGGAACCTGCGCCCAGTACACGGTAGCCGCAGCGGTATGTCCTACAGCAATAGTCTCTTGTTGACCACGGGAGCAGTTAAACAGCGTGCCAGAGTTAGCGTTTGCGGTCTGGGTGATGTAGCTGTAATTGATGATCTCGTCATCGATCTTAATGAAGCCAGTTGCTGGCAAACCCCTTACATCGTTCAACACAACTGATGTGCTGGTAGACGTAATCGTCGTTGTAAGCGTTGCAGAAATAGGAGAGTTCTGGCCGTTATATCGCTGAATCCAGACTTGAATTGGTCTGGCTTGTTGAATTTTATTTGGGATCGTGGCGTACGTAGAAACACTAATACGTGTGATCGTTAGATCGGCCTGTGTATTAGCTGCGTTAGGCTGCGTACGGATAACGTGCTCAATCAGATCAACTGTATTGTCTGGCAGGGCGTATGTATTCTGGCCCTGAACAAGAGTGATCTCACCCTGCTCCATCGTCCACATATTGATACCGCGATTGGCCCAGTCTGCAAACATAATGTTCAAACTACGACGAGCAGTACGCAAGTCATAGCCAGTGCGCAGCTCACCACCGGCGCGTTCAAACGCCTCCTCGACCAATTCATCGAGTTGGAGATTAAAACCTGATGCGCCAGAAGTGGTTGCCATTATCTAAATCCTGCAGTTTTCTTCGCAATTGTTTTTGGTTGCGCTACGAATTGTTTTCCGGCTTTTTTGCCAGCACGTTTCGCACGCGTTGTTGCAGCATACTCACTTGGACTGAGACTTTTAATCGCAGCAGAAGGAAGGTATCTTTCACCTGTGTCAGAAGATTTTTTACCACTTTTGGTTCTCCATTTTTGGTCGCCCCAGTCTTTTAAAGACTGTTGCGATTTAGCTAATCCACCACCTGCCATTTTTTTCTTTCCAGCGCAGTGGGCCTTCTCTGAAAAACCTTTTGGGGCGTCGCAGTTTATAGCTTTCTTGCGCTTGTCAGACCACTTAGTCACGATAGCCACCACCTGCGGCTTTGTATCGTTTAGCCATAACCTGCGCTTTACGTGCTGACCACTGACCTGCACCAGTTCCTACGATTGCCGCAGCTTTGACGCTGTTAAAAATCCGTTTACGTAACTCAGGCTTGGTGTAGTTGCCAGCTTCGTTTACCTTAGACTTTACTTTGCCGCCCTCTTTGTACTGGGTGAAGTCAGTGTCATCCCTACGCTTCTTGCGTACACCTTTTGGCATTTTGCTGGGGGAGATGGCTCCCATTCCACGGCTGGCTATCATACAAACCTGCCTTTGGTTTTACCTTTAGTGGCAATACCATCAGCACGGCGGGAAGCTGAAGACGCTTTAGAAGTCATGCCACCGGAAGCCATCTTTTTGACTTTGCCTCCACGCTTCATGGCTGATGCACCGGCATTTAATTCTTCATCTCGTGGCTTAGATCCACCACTACCACCAGCAAATTGGCCTTGATCCCCGTATCCGGGAACGGCGTACTCACCTTCTTCAGAACGTTTTACTAGTTCACGTTTTGCAAGTGTGGAATCAAAACCACGTACTGGAATTTCAGCCGTCTTCGCTAATTCCCGCGCGTCGGCCACATCATACATAGGGTCGTCAGCCCTACCGCTTCTGTTATCAGCATATACACGTTTACGGAGCATATCGTTATAGGCATCCGCTGCCGCTACCTGCGCTGGGTCGTAACTAGCTCCCGAAACCCGAAATGCATCCGAGCTACGAGTAACTCGTGGCGGTAAAGATAATTTTGTAGCCATAGTTACACCATCTTTCCACGGGTTTTACCCCGTTGAGCAATGCCGTCGGCGCGGCGGGAAGCGGTTACACCACCGGAGGCCATCTTTGTAACAGGCTTCATACCTGCGGGTTTACCCGCCTTAGAGAACGACATGAACCTAGCAGTCATACCGCCTTTTTTCATATTCGCTTCGTCTTTACCAGAATAGGCTTTACGTTCTTTATCCTCGGCTTCAGTTTCACGCCGATAGTTATCAACTTCTTCTTCATCTAGACGAGCCTTAGCATCTTTAGACAGCTCAACCTTGTCGCGCTTATTAGCTGCTTTTTCAGCGGCACTACCAAGGCCAGATTTATCAACTATTTTTTTACCGACGCCGGTTTCTTCATCTAGTTTTTTGCCAACCGCATAGCCAGCTTCAGCGGCAAGTCCAGCAAGCCCCGCACGGCCAGCGGTACGTGTAATTGCTCTGCCCGCAGCATTTTGGACTTGTGATCGGTTTTGTGCCCTAGTTCCAGAAGTGTCTAAGCCCCGTTTAATGCGCTCATTATCGGCACTCTGTGACGCCGCTACATCCTCGCGCAAATTAGGCGCTACATCTTTTGCGTTTGTTTGCCCGGGAGAACGGTACGTATACCCTTCGCGTGCTGGTTTATTAAGGCGTCCCATAGTTACACCATCTTTCCGCGAGTCTTACCTTTAGTAGCACACCCATCAGCACGGCTGGAGGCGGAACCACCTTTGGCATAGCCTTTTTGTCCACGAACAGCGTCGCGTGGGTCTTTCTTTTTAGGCGCTTCTTCCGTGCTGGTTAAAGACTCAGAGTAAGCTTTTTCAGTGGCCGCGTTCATCTTTCGCTCGGCCATCTCTTCCCGCGCTGCTTTTTCTGCTGGACTCATGATTAACTCCTTAACAGGCTTTGCCGCCGCTCTTAAGCATTTTGCCTTTAGTCTTGCCTTTTACAGCAATACCATCAGCGCGTTTAGAGGCGGAGCCGCCATTCGCCATACCACCCATATTCATTTTTTTCATAGCCGCGCCGCCGTGTTTCATGCCTTTGCCGTCACCGATAAACGCGGGCTTTCCGTCTTTCATGGGCATAGCGCCGCCACTAGACATTTTCATGGCTGAATTTTTCATCATTTTACCGTCAGGCATCTTGTGCATGCCGTCTTTTCGCTTAGCCATTATTGCCATCATTCCGGGGTTCATTTTAGTAGCCATAGTATTACCGCCTTCTTTCATAATTGACATCTTGCCGTGAAGTGTCTTAGGTTTGTTAACTTTTTGAAGATCGGGGCGGGACGTATTGGTGTCCTTGCCAAACTTCATTCCTTTGCTCACGCCGCTAAATTCTTTAGCAACCGATACCGGTACACCCGCAGCTTTTGCAAACTTCGGGTTGTGTGCAGCAGCATCCATGAACTGCTTTTGTTTGTTACTCGTCGCTGGCATCATTATCTCCTACGCTGGATAAGTCCGCCACGCAAATATTGCTCGTATTCTTCAACGTCAAAATTATTTTTTCCATAACCACTGTCTTGCGGCATAAAATCACCACCAGCGCCGCCTTGTGGCATGTACCCACCGCCGGGGCCAGAAGGGAAAACAAGTTCTTGTTGGGGGCCAACTTCCGGCGTAATACCATATATACGTTCACGTAAGGCATCAAGTTGTGCAGGTGTAAAGTTACTTTCTACAGGCACGCTTTCTAGTCTTCTTGGGAGCATTGTTTCGTTAAACTTAAATCGTTCACTATCTTCTGCGTCAGGGCCAACGTAATAAGATGACGCGGGATTAATAGTGCCGTAAGTTTCGTTACGTAAAGTGTCTTCAAATTTAACTCTACCCTCCGGTGAATTTGTTCGCGCCTGTATCTCTTCCATTAGCCGTTCTTCTTCATTTAGGTCTATACCTTGTGGGTACTGGCTACCGTAAAGTGTGCGGGCAGCGTTCTCTATCGTGTTTTGTGCGCTTGGTAAACTACTACGAACACCAAACTTGTCTGTAAGGTAGTTAATCAGTTGGTTACCGTAATACGTTTGCGGACTTAAAATCTTAAGTAAGTCGTCCTGCTCTTTAAAAGTAGGTCGTGTATAGGCGTACTCACGCCCAAGTAAGCTAGCAAGTCCAAGCAAAGGCGCGGCCATAATCAGTCACCCTTCTTTCGACGGATGATCTCCGCAAACGGTTTACCTGCAATCATTTCAGTGATCCGCATACCTGTCCACACAATCGTAAACAGTGCGGCAACCGCAGGAAGTAGTTGCATTAACGTACCAACAGCCGTAACAGCGGCAACGCCGTCCGCTACGTTCTTTAGGGTTTCGACGTTCTCTTGGTTCATATCAGCACTTCCATCTTGCAAGAGCAGCCGCCTTACGGGTGGGCTTACCCTTCTCGTCTTTCATGGGGCCGGGCATACCTGACATACGTGCGCAGAACGAATCCTTGCGCTTACCACCTTGTGGCTGTGGAGCCTTCAGGTTACTACCCGTAGCCGCGTTGTACTTAGCGCGGCCTTTGGCAGTCAAGCCCGCCCCCTTGGATATTGGCAATTTCTCGCCTCTTCCAACTGATAAAACGGGGCCTTTCTTTTTAGCCATAGAAAATTGTGACTGAAGTTACGTTCGCCACAGTTCCATGAATATTGGTGCTGAATAAAACACCTTCGCCCGGAAATATAAGATACGTAGGTTGCGTAGCAGAAGCCACGGTGTTAAGCGTCATAACGGTTGTGCCGCCTGACCCACCATCTTTAAATATCACACTGCCAGCCGTGGCTGACGGAACCATGTAAACAGCTTTGACCCTTGCTCTAGTAAGAGCGGTAGGTGCTTGATTGGTAAATTGCCCCGTAGAAGTTAGCGGGACACTTGCCTGTACATCAGTTTGCATCGACATGTTGTTGCTCCGGTTTGTCTGCTATCTTTTGCAGCCAGTACTGACATTCTTGCATGGCCCCAGCGATGGCATTTAGATTGGCTTCCATCTGCCGCCTCTGGGCCTCTAACGCCTCAAGGCGTTCTTTAAGGTCTAACTCGGTCATATTAAGCAGATGTGCTAAACAGTTGGATGTAACGAATAGCGCCGTTAACCAGAACTCGTATTTGACCTGCTGGTGTAGTCGGTGTTCCTGCTGTTACAGCCAAACCTGCGGCTACGTTTTTACCCAGTCTGCCAACGTCAAACAAGTTTAAACAAGGGTTGGTTGAAGATGAATCTTCACCAAAACCAATAAACGCTTTTGGTGTTGTGGCTCTTGTGCCTGTAAATTGAGCAAAGTCAAAAACCGCGCCGTAAGTAGCGCCTGCGTTTGTACTTGGCCCCATGTCTACAACACCATATACAGCAGTGTTAAGACCTGTAATGGTGGATGTTGCTGTACCCATTGAAGTTTGTGCATAGCAGCCAAAAATATTAGCGCCAGAGACTCCAGCCGTGCGAGAGTTAGCCGCGCCAACCAATGCAGCTACTGTGCCTGTCCATGTTGCCGCAGGGCGTACAGTGAAATCAGTGAGGTTGTAACTGCCTGATACGTAGTCAGCAGCGGTCAAGGTATCGTCAGAATTAAAGCCAGCGTTAGACGTAACTGGGCCAGCAAAGGTGGTTTGAGCCATGATTTTTCCTTACATACAAGTTAAGTGCATTAGTCTGTATGTCGTCAGCCGGGACTGTCTAATGCACCGGATAAGCCCGGATTACTGTGTTTATATCACGGTGTTTACTTGGGTGCAACAATTATTTTTCTTGTCACAATCCCCCGGCACTATAGGGGTATGAAATACCGCATTGCCCCTGTTGATACTCGCCGGTCAGAGGTGGTGCAACTACTGACGTTGCTTCAAAAAGCATGTCTTCCCCACGACAAAATTTACCCAATTACTCAAGGATACTGGTATGTCGCTTACACACAAAACGGTGAGGCTGCTGGGTTCGCTGGTGTTGTTCCCTCTAGTCGTTGGTCTGACACTATGTATCTTTGTCGGGCAGGTGTTGTACGCGCTCATCGTGGACGCGGGCTTCAGAAAAGGTTTATTAAAGCGCGGATTCGCAAAGCCAAGGCGCTAAAAATGAACTGGGTCATCACTGACACCAATCAAAACCCGGCATCCGCTAACAGTTTGATAGCTATGGGTTTCAAAATGTTTGAGCCATCTAAACCTTGGGGTTTTAAAACGGCGTTGTACTGGCGATACCGGATCAAACATGCCGTATAAAGACCCAAAAGTTAAGCAAATTAAACAAAAGACGTACGCAAGTACGTACTATGCCAACAATAAGGCGACTGTAATTGCGGCAAGTAAAGCCTCGGCCAAGGCGTATAAAGATCAGTGGCGTAGCTTTAAAGCTACATTAGCCTGCGTAAAGTGTGGGCAAAACCACCCGGCCACGTTTGATTTCCATCACATAGACAGCAGTACCAAAGAGGCATCAGTTAATAAACTGCTCAAAAACAGAGCATTTAAACGTGCTATGGAAGAGGTCAAGAAATGCGTTGTGCTCTGTGCCAACTGCCACCGTATACACCATCACGACGAGCGCATTGCCAAGAAAGCCAAAAAGAAAAAAGGGGCCGAAGCCCCCTGACTGTAGTATTTAAACCACAGATTACTTGTTATCAGCAGCTTCTTCAGCGGCTTCAGTCTCAGCGCCATCTAATTCTTCTTCAGTGTCGTCCTCGTCTTCAAACTCTTCATTGCTAAGCACGACATCATATTCAACTGCCCAACCGTAGTTTTCCTGAAATTGCACGAACTTCTGGAAAATTTCAATCATCTCAAAATCGTGTGTCTCAATAGACAGCTTGTTGTTACCAAAGTAACCAAATTCCATTTCAAATTTCATGATATGCCCCTAAGATTTATGCAACCACAGCGGCTGCAAATTGATCGTAGTCTAACTTTGTGACAACAAAAAGGCCACCCGAAGGTGGCCCTAAATAGCCCTCGTGAGGCCGTTTTATTAGGTTGAACCAGAAGATCCAAACATACCCAATGGGTCAGACCAGCCGAAGCTGTAACGCTCACGAGCCTTATAACGAACGTTTCCAGTGTCAAAATCCCCATCCATTTTGTTCTCCAAAGGAGAGCGGATGAAGTGCTTCAGACCGTTAGGCACGTCAGTACACAAGAACCAAGCGTTTGTGTCTGTCAAGTAGTTGTTGACTGTGTAGCCTTCAGGGATAGAACCGTTGTTTTTCAACGCATTAATATCATTGTCAGCAGTACCAACACGCAATGAAGTCTCGAGCAAACGAGTTGCCGTAAACTGCAGTGCAGGAGGAACAATCAACTTCCTTGGCTTAGCAGCAATCAACAAGCCACGCTCATCAGTCCAAGCAGCGATCTGAATAACGGCGGCTTCCAAAGAAGTCTCGTTCAAATCAGCTTGAGTAGATGGGGTGTTGCTGTTAGTACCGCCAGAGATCAAGGGGTGTGCTGTGCTAAACAGAGGAACGCCATCACCACCGAAATAAACGGCAGAGTTAGTGAAACCATTGTTTAAAGTGGATGCAGCTTTAACCTGCTTGGTATAAGCCATAGCACGAGCCAAAGCTTTGGTGTAGCGAGCAGACAAGCTGTCGTACAAGTTATCTTCAACCGCTTCTTCAGTGATTGAGAAACCCAAGGCAATAGTTTCGTGTACGTAACGAGCCGTAAATGCTTCTTGTGCATTGTCATAAGCGATGGCAGAGCCTTCGTTCTTAACAGGTGCGGCAGAGAAGCCAGACAGTTTCGTCTCTTCTTCGAACGAACGCTCTGAAGTTTCGGTTTCATAAATTTCTTTATGTTGTTCACCGTAACGAGCGTACTCCATACCGAACAAAGCGTTCAGGCCGGGGAGCAGTTCTTTAAGTAGTTGTGCGCGGGAAATAGCCATGATTTATGCTCCTTATACGCCAGTAGGATTGTTGTACTGGTGCATGGTTGCATTTATCTTGACAATAAACTCAACAAATGTATCAGCGCCTGTTGCTGTCTCTCGAACCACATCAATAATGCGGATAGGCAGCGTAATGGTAGTAGCTTGAGTGCCTTCATCAATTGCCACTGCTGAATTACCAGAGGTAGTAGAGCCAGCGTTTTGAATCAAAGCAATGTTATTACCAATAGCAGAGATGCCCATTCCGGCCACAGTTGTGGTTGCAGAACAAGAGACTACTTGGAACAGCGTATCAGGATCATCTGCAACAACTGCAAAAATCTGCGTGCCAGACTTGATAGACTGACTTGCTGGATAAAATTGCTGTTGCTGGACTTGACCATTACTGTTAGTAAAACTTACGCCCAAAAACACACCGCAAGGCGTGGCAGTTGTTGTGCCCGTGTCTTTTTCGATAGTGCCATCAGAAATACGTTTAACCAAGTCACCGTAGAAAATGTTAGTAGCATAGCCACTAGCAATTTGCATCAGGCGGGTTGCGCCTGCAAATACCTGTCCACCTATTAGGTTTACAGGCTTTAGACCGTAAGGGGCCGAGACTGTAGGATAAGCCATAAAAGACTCCTATAAATTTAAGTACCAGAACCGAAAGTAACCTTAGTTTTTCTCTCTGAAAAGAGAGGCATCCTAGGATCATTTTCACGAAGGAAATTGTTATCCACCGAATCAATCTGAGACTTATTCTGCTTGTCGTAATAATCGGCACGCTGTTTTAAGAACTCTTCAGGAATACGGCACAATAACAACCCACCAATTTCAATACCGCCTTTAAAGCGGCCTTCAACGGTGGCGTGCATCATAAGCTCGGGATAATCTTCTGCTTTGCAGGGTTCATATCCTTCACGTAACTTAGAAGAAATATTGCTAGGATCAGCTACACCCACTGTACTAATGCGAACGTATCTATGTTTCCAACCGGGGCGATCATTGGGCATAGGTAACGTCTCAGGCGGACGCCACGCTTCAGGGCGTTGCATCTTTTGACGAGTATCCGCTTCACGGGCAGTACGATTTTGTGTCTTCTCAGACGATAAAACTTGATCCATTATTCACCTCTTCTTAGTTGAGCAACCTGTTTAGCGTATTCTTCCAAAGGAACCCCAAGACGGCGAGCGATCGCTGCTTCGGATGCCTTCAGCCTAATACGATTAGGCGGAGTGCTACGGGAGGCCGGGGCCACCACGTTAGCGGGCTTTGTTGCACGGCGCGGAGGTTCATCCTCGTAAACCGGTTCTGATGCCTTTTTCGAAGGGGCGTCATCTTCATAGCTCTGAGTATCATCATAATACTCAGGAAATCGTCGACGCATTGTAGCGTCTACTCGTTTGTAGTAGTCATCAGATCCCACAAAGTTTGCACCATGTTCCTTAGCCAGCTTTTGATGCAACCCGAGGGCGGATGCTGTCATTTCAGGATCGGTGCCAAACCAAGTGTTTTTCTGCATCCAACTTTCATCTTTTGGAGTAACAGAAGGTTGATTCGTACTACGTTGTTGTATTTGTACATTATTTTCTTCAACTTGTAAAGGCCTCATGTTCTGAACCTTATCAAGATTCAGCGTTGCCCGCGAAACGTCTGCCTGTGCTTCTACTACAGCATCGGAATCTCCAGACTCATAAGCTTCTTTATATCGTTTTTTAGCATTGTCAAATTCCATCTCAGCAGAACTCTTTGACTGCTCAATGTACGCTCTTGACCCAAGCGATACTTGCTGCTGTAGCTGGCGATTTTGATCCCACAATTGCTTGGCCAGCTTCTCAGCCGCTTCGCGTTCACGCAATGCCTCTTCTTTAGCACGGCGTTCATCGTGATATCCACGTGTAAATTTCTTCAGGCGCAGTTGAACTTTTTCATCGTATTCGGATAGTTCATCTTCAGTAGGATCTTCAGGTGGTGTTTCGTCGGGCTTACGGCCACGATCTCTACGAGGCGTGTCGTTTTCGATTTCTACCTCGAATCCGCCATCGTCCTCTGTATCTACGGGTTTACCCTTAACTTCTTCCTCTGCTTCATGAGGAAACTTAAAGTCATCTTTTAACTCAGCTTGTGCCATGTGTTACTCCTTATGATGCACGTGTAATACCACGGGGGTCTTCTACGACTGCTTCAACCGAATCATCATTGAGGATGCGGAATTCACGGCCATGAATCTTCAGGCGCGTACCTGAATTAGGGCGGATGATGACAAAGTCACCCTCCTTGCAACTCGGCCCACTTGGGAACCGAGTGGTATCTTTGTAGCAGTCAGGCCCAAGCTTGACCACAAACAACACGGGGGTCAGCACTTCTTCATGGTGCATGACTTGGCTTGATTTAATCAGACCAACTTCGCTATCAGCAAACTCTTCCATAGCTTCCGGCACTACACAAAGTAGGTGAAAAGTTTTAGGATCAGGCAACTGCTTAGCTTTATCTTCGGCGGTTTTATTAAGAATGCCAGACAAGTCCACGGCAGCGACGTTAAATTCAGTCATCAGATTTCTCCATTTTTTGCACGAGGTCATTGATTACATTCTCTGCTAGGTTAAGACCTCGGATCACCCCACAGATACTTCGATACTCTTCTATGTCAGCGGCTCTACCGTTGGCAAGGTGAAAAGCTTGTTCCGCTCTAAGTCGCTCAATCTCATTAACGATGTGCGACAAAAGTTTGTAGTCGTTCAATCTCTCTCCCTTTTAGGTTTTTGGGACGTTCTTTGTGCCGCTTGCATGGCCATCTGAGCGCGGTGCTTGGCGATATCAGCGCCAATTCGAGTGCCTTCAAGAAGTTGATTCTTCTGAAGTTTGTCTTTTGCAGCGGCTGCGCTTGCACCAACCTGCATAGCTGCAATTTCTTTCTGGGCCGCAATGCGTGACTCTTCAATGCGAAGCTGGTCAGCTTTGGCTGCCGCATCAACTTGTTGTTTCTGCACCTTAAGTTGAAGTTCTTGCATCTTAATTTGCAACTCTTGCTGCTGCATTTGAATAAGCGGGTCTTGCGCTTGCTGTTGAGCCTGCTGCTGTGCGGCCTGCGACTGGGCTTGTTGAGTCATGCGAGTCGAGGCTTGTGCAGCTAACTGTGCAACTTGTGCAGCCACCTCTGGAGCCATGTTCTTTCCTTGCTCCTCTGTTGGTAGCAACAAACCAACTGTCTGCTCAACTTCTTTGCGATATGCGTACGCTAAGTGCTCGTTGATGTGCGCCATCATTGCGGCTACAAGTGCCTGACCTTGTGGAGTCTGCCCAATTAAACCCATGATCTTGGGGTTCTGAAGCATGCTTGTGTGCACTGCAATATGCGCTTGATGATCCTGCTCAATAAACGCTTTAGCAGGTTTGCCAGTCAAAACATTCTGGTTCTCTTGCACTGGATCTGTAGCTTTAGCATCGTCCTCAATCGGGATTAGCTTTGCTGCATTCTTAATACCCAACACCTCAATCATCTGACGGTGTAGTAAAGGAAGGTTATATAACTGCGGCGCTGTCTGCGCTAACTGAAGAGCGGCTTGGTATTGCACAATCTTCTGCGCCATCGTTGCAGCGTTTGGATCGCTCACAGGGATTACAGCGACCATATCGTAGTCAGACTTCTTAGCACGGCGTGAGCCATCAATTGGCTCGTAGTCATACTCTTCTGGTGTGTAGTCAGCGATGATGGCTTTCAAGAGTCGGAACTCTTGACGCATTGAGTAGTGCATACGTGCTTGCACTGCGCCCATCACTTTGAGTGTTCTCTCAAGAATAGCCAATGTTGTACCCACGGGTGCTTGCGCACTCATGTCACTGACGTTCATGTCTCCTGCGGAAGCAAACTGTCTACCCTCTTGCACAATGTTCTGGAACAAGGCAAAGAGAACCTGACTGGGTTCCTTGTAAGGCAACGGCAAAATGTTGTCTCTGATGGATCCACTCGGTACATCAACATCACGAAATTCCCCCGGTGCAATGGGGGTGTCGTCACCCTTGACTCGTAAGCCGCGAGACTTAAGACCACCGGGTAAATTAGACAAAGTGCCAGCATCGACGAGCTGACGAATAAGCATAGTCGCTGACTTGGCGTAGCCGCCGATAAGGTGAATGAGTCCGTATCCATAAAAGCCAAACCCCGGTATATATTGATAATGTACAAAGTGCTGACGCTTGATGTGCAACTCATCATCCTCGTACCAATTGCGGCGAATGGCAAGAATCTTAGTTGTCGCTTTCTCAACAGTCACAACATACGGTAGTGCTATGCCCGTCTTCTCACCATCTTTATCTTCATGCTCATAACCCTTCAAGTCAAGGTCAACGTGCATCTCAAGTATGCGATACCTCTCATCTTGCAGTGCTGACATGCCTGTTTCTTCAGCTTTCTGCTTCTCAATATCATCAAGCTCACCGGACGGCTCACCCAACTCCACGTCGCTGTAGAACCCAGCCTCTTGCAGTTTAAGAATCTCATTCTCAGTCTTACGCATCACGTGCGTAACGCGCTCGGCACGCTCTAAGTTAGATGCGCCGTATGGCACAACAATGTCTTCTGCGGGGATGAACATCGCAACTTGACGCCCTAGCGATGGGTCGTAATAAACCTTCTTAAACGCCGATCCAGACAACGGTAGATTCCACAATAGCTTTTCATGCTCTGGGCGATACTCAACCATCACCTCAGTGAGTTGGTAATTCATGTCTTCTCTTACGCGAGCAGATGCGTCTTCTTTCTCAGGTGTATCTTTCCCCAAGATTTGCGTCTTTACTGGGCCAGCGGCGGGGAACGTCTCCATGATGCCTTCACTTTGGAAACGCACAACAGACTCAGTGAGCATGGGATGAAACACACCACAAGCACCGGCCCATGGCTCTGTTCTTTCCTCATACTTCAAACCCAATAACTTTAAGCCGTCAACATAGGTTCTGATCCAATCTTTGCGATCACCAATATCTTTGTCAAAATCAGCAACCAACTCACTACCAAGAGAGTCAAGCGCACTGTCGTCCATAAAGTCAGCAAGGTTGGCATCAAAGTCTTCATCCGTTTCTTTTTTGCCGGGTTCTAGTTCAATCTCAATACCACCCATAGCAATACGCACGCCTTCAGGGTCTTCAATCTCAATCTCTATTGGAGCCATATCCATATCTTCTTCGATACCAAGAGGGGCTGCGTACAAACCTTTGTCTACTGAATTCGTTGCCATAATTTATCCTTAAACTGTATAGAACCGCTCGCGGCGGTGGCCTTTAAACCATTTAATCTCTTCGGGCTCATCGCTTGGTAAGCGTAAGAACCCACCCTGACGAAAGCGCATAAGCGCTAAAGTTGTTGAGTCAACCAAGTCATCATGCTCGCCTGACGGAAATGCTGCAACTTCATCTACTAACTCTTCTGCCCAGCGGGTTTGTGGAACCCACACTTTCCCACTTGCAATTATGTCTGAGACTGAGTTTAAACGGGCAATTTTGTCTTGGCCCTTACCCGGTGTGAACTCTTGCACCGGTATACCCATTGCTCTTAAGTCATAGATTAGCGGCGCACCGGACGCCTTCTTCTCTACGATCAGTGAGTCAGGCTCATACTCGTTGTACTCTCTAAGCACATCTCGTTTTAACTCTGGAAACTCAACTCGCTTCTTGTACGTGTTGAGCAGAATAATATTAGGAGCAAAGTTGTCTTCCTCGCAGTTAAAGATACCCCACGTAGTACCGGCTGAATAGTCAGCGCGCTGGGATTTCTCAAACGCCGTGTCCCACGACTGTAAAACATAGTCACACTCCGGCGGATCGTCTTTCTCCCACCACTTCCACCAATCTCGCTTAACAATTGCGCTCTCATTACCAATGGGGTTCTGCTGATACTGCGCTTGCCATTTGCTATTAGGAAGTTCTTCCCGTAGAGCCTCAAGTTCTTCTCTGCTCCAAAATTGTGGCCACACTGGATTACCTGAAGGCAGGATCGCGGGAAACTCAATCACCTCCCACTCTTCACCTGACCTTTGCGCCGCAGATTTAAGCACCTGCCCTGTCAAATCTCGAGCTGCCCAGCGTGTCATCACAATCACAATCGACCCACCCGGCTGTAAACGCTGACGGGGGCCTGATGTATACCACTCATACACCTTATCGTAGATGTCTGGGTTGCTAGCCGCCATTGCAGCCTCTTGTTCCGAGTGCGGATCGTCAATAATGAGCACATCTGCGCCCTTACCGGTCACTGTACCGCCCACACCGATCGCAAAATAGTCACCACCCTTGCTGGTATTCCACCTTCCGGCTGCTTTCGAGTCCTGTTGGAGCGCTAAATTGGGAAAAATACCGTTATAAACGTCCGAATCCACTAAATTTCGCACTTTTCGACCAAATCCAACCGCTAATTCACCCGTGTTAGACGCCTGAATAACTTTTTTGTGGGGAAACTTACCCAAAAACCAAGCAGGTAGCAGATAACTAGCAAACTCGGACTTAGTGTGGCGAGGAGGCATATTAATAATAAGACGTTTGCAAGTTCCATTTGCAACCCTTTCAAAAGCATCTGCCATTCTCTTGTGGTGCGCACCTGAAATGAACGTAGGCCATACTCGTTCAACGAACTTGATGAACTTATCTTGGCAAAGCTCACGGTCTTTGAGTTTCTCTAACTTGTAAAGTTGGGCATCCAACACGCGCAGGTCAGCTTCCGACATCTTACCGGACTCAACTGCTGTGTCGATTTCCTTAAGACTGAGAGTGTTGGCCATTATCAGGTACGTCTTCGCGGGTTTCTTCTGCTGGGCCTAGTAGCGTATCCAGATCGTCCAAAGGAGTAACATCTGTTACGTCTGCATTCATAAGCCGCTTGATGCGCTCTTTAATAGAGTCCTCAAGTCCCTTGCTTGTAGTGTGATGCACAGTAATTTCACTGCGTTCAGTGAACAAGCCAATATCTGAATGTTTGCCTAGCAACTCAAGCGCCTTGATCTCAATCTTGGCATCACCGCAGTCAGACAGGGTGACTAGCTTATTAGTAATGTATGTGCGGGCCTGTTGTATATCTGCAAATGCTTGGAAGTCAAACTTCTTAATAAGGACTGAAGCCGCCTTCGCTTCAGCAGGTACAGATATGTGCTTAGGTGCATTGGGTTTATCGGTACCGTTAAAAAGTTCCGCAGACTTATGCAAGTCTTTATCTTCGTAATCAATACCGGGGCCGAGCTTGTCGATCAGGTTTGAGGTATTTACAGCAATAGCGATGCCGTCCTTGTGAGTCTTGGGTTGCTCATCGGACATATCAAACGGTAACGGATGTTCCGTTGTTGGCTGAATTTCAATCATAGGCACCGTAAGTAAACGGGAATGCCCGAAATGTAACACAAACTTTTAATTTTTTGCAAAAATTTTTTTGACTGGCCTTTTATTTTTGTACCGGGGGGTGTTTCTATATGGGAGCTTTGTAGCATTGTGGTACAAAATATATAGGGGGTGGGGGGTATTTTTAAAACAGGTCTTCGAGTGAGCAACACAGTGTGTATGTGGCGCTACCTCCCCTTGCTCTAGTTTTTGGGGGTGGGGGTGTCGATCTTTGATCTTTTCTAACTTTTGTTAGGTCACCCCCCTATTGAATTATCGTATAGAAAAGGCTTGCAATGTGTACCACAATTTGATAATATAGACCCATGGCAACGAAAAAAGTTTTGTTTCCATGCTCAGGTAGCTAGCGGGTTTTTCCAAAGCTACCATGTTAGAAAAGGTTAGATTATGACAAACGTCATTCTGTCGTCTCCCGCCGTTGACACCGGCATTTTATCCATTGCCCGTAATGCACTTGTTGAGGGTGTTACGAAAACCGGTGTTGTCATTGACAACTACTCAAGTGCTATTGCATCGGTGTTCGATCGCAAAGACACCAACGGCAAAATCATTGCAAAATGGTATGACCTAGACGGCAAAGAAGCGAAAGGTATCAAGTTAGAGAAATCATTGTTTGCTAACACTTTGATGGATCGTGATCCTAAGTTCATTAAGTCAACGGATGCGGAGGGTAAGCGAACACCTACGGCAACAGTAGACACCTACTGGATGCGCGTGAAGATCGCTAGCGGGTATGTTCCAAAGGGTAAGTTAAAAGGTTCAAATGATGTTGATGCAAAAACAGCAACAGAATTGAAAACCATGATAAACCGCATCTTAGGTGCGGAAGAGGCGGGACAAGAGTGCCACGCTAGCACTATCCTAGAAAACCTTAAGAACAACTACTTTGTTCTTACTGGTGAGTCTTATAACGCCAACAAGTAAGTAAACGACAGAACCTAGGGGAAACCCTAGGTTCTAACAAATGTTAGAAATCAAGGGGAATAAAATGAAACCATCGTTCAAGCATGATTGTGATAAGTGTAAGTTTGTCGGCAAAATTTTCAGAGCCTTAAATCTTGAGGGTACGAAAAAACGTGCAACTGATCTTTATGAATCTTGCAACACCTACGGAAGCAAATACATTTTGCGTTGTTCAAGCAAGGGCGGTGACTACATCACTACCGACAATTTTCAACAGTACATGATCTAAGGGGAAAATTATGCTTACCAGACTAGACAGTACGCTTTGCAAAATCTTGTTATCAAAGCGCATGATGTGGGCTTGGCGGTTTTGGTGGATAGAAGCCGCCCGAGTCGGCAACGATTACAAGGGATATGTCAACATTGGTTTGAACACCAAAGCCCGTAGACAACAACGAATCAATTACATGTGATCTAACATTTGTTAGAACCAAGCCCCGCTAGTCGGGGCTTTTTTGCGTCTGCTCGATCTAACATTTGTTAGCGTACCACTAAGTTATTTTTCCCCAGAATTTTTGTCGTGTACC